TCAGCTGAACAGCACGGTTTTCCCAAGCCTTGCTCTTGTTACCGAATTGATCATTGAACTCCTTCTCATCCATCACCTTGGTGAAGAACTTGGTATTGAGCACCATGATCAGGTTTGCCTTACCAGCCTCACTTTGACCGATACGGGTTAGGTCGGTTAGGGCCATAACTTGGTCACCGTCATACGACATTACTAAGGACAGGTACTCCTTGTTGTCTGCAAAGGTAGACCAGGTCTTGTCACCGTTACGACCTACAACTTCGGACTTTTCAACACCGGAGTTTTGACCGAACGGTTTATTAAGCTTGGTGCTCTTTTTAGCATCAGCTCCGTAGCCAGAGGTTTTTACATTTTGCAATGGGCGGAGCAATGACTTGTCAATTACGTCCAGGTTGCCAAGATATTCAAACAGCAGGTTGAGGCTTTCAGCAAGCAAAGATTGCTCTTTAACGTCAAGCAGCTCAGAAAGAAGCATAGTCATATGTGTAACCTCATTTAACAGTAGGTTGTATCAGGTGATATTTACCGAACTTAGGAGCCGATAAATAGGAAACATAAGACTTTTAGGCGGGAAACTACATGACAGCCACCACAATCACCAACTACATCGAGATTGAAGGTAACAACTTAGATGCTAAGCAACGCCGAGTAAGCCCTACATCAATTCGTGTTCAATGGACGGTACCGTCCAATCCAATTGCATACAACGGTGTGATTGTTGTGTGCTCACCGGTCGAGCTCAACCCATCGAACTTCCCAACTGACGGTGTTCGATATGAAGGTTCAGCAAGCTTTGCATCGCCTGCTGACATGATTGGTCTTGCTCAAGTTGTAGGTGCATACTACGATGACTTTGACACAAAAGAGGTTGTGATCACCGACCTTGAGCCTAACAAAGCCTACTACATTGCGGTTCATTTAGTCACCAATGTTTACTCGTACTATCAGCAAGGGATGCGTACTTACCCATCGAGTAACACTACCTCCGTGTTTGCTGGTAAGATTGAAGAAAGCTACGGCCCTCCGGATAACCCGTTTGCTGGCCAAACCTACTTTGACCCTGATCAGAACATGCTCTTTGTTTGGGACGGTTCGACATGGTCGCCCTCAACAGCCCATACGGTTATCACGGGTGATGTTGATCCTGTTCCTCCATATGATGGCCTACCAACTGGTTATCCTCGTGTAGGTGACTTCTTCTATAATACCCGTGTCAAGGCTTTGAAGGCATGGACTGGCTTGAAGTGGATCGAGTCTGAATCTCGTAAGGGTGAGCCGACATATAGCGAATTGGGCATCGGTACTACCGGTGAACCATCAGCACGTGAAACTATTAAAGACATCCTGCGCCATCAGCTCGGTTATCCTGTTATCTGTGTTGAGCTACAAGATGTGCATTTTGACATTGCATTGAACAATGCATTGCAAGAGCTTCGACGTCGTACAGATTCTGCTTACTACAAACAGTACATGTTCATGACTGTGTTAAAAAATCAGGATGTGTACTATCTGAATGACCCAACTACTGGTACTCGCAGCATTGTGGACGTGCTGAAGATTCACCGGCTTAATATGTTAGGCCTAACCAACTTTGGCCCGGACAACATTTTTGCACAGCAGTTCTTAAACCAGTTCTATGCACCGGGCAATGGTTATGACTTGGTCTCGGTACATCTCGTGCATGCATTGTCCCACACCTACACCCAGTTGTTTGCTGGTGAGGTTGCATATAGCTGGCGCGAAGCTACACGTGAGCTGCGCCTCTTCCGTAAGATGGGCAATAATGAGAAGGTACTTATTGAATGCTCCATGGAAAAGTCGGAGCAAGAGCTGCTCGTAGATCGTTGGACCCAACAGTGGATTCAGCAGTGGGCTGAAGCTGAGCTGATGTTCATGCTGGCTCATATTCGTGGTAAATTTGCATCATTACCTGGTCCTGGTGGTGGCCTATCACTGAACGCCGATAGCTTAATGTCAGAAGGTCAGCGTTTACAAGATGATTGCCTTCGTCAGATTCGTGACTACGAGGTAGGTCAGAACGGCCCGGATAACTTCTACGCACCGTTTATCATCGGTTAAGGAAAATCATGGGCTGCACAGATGATTCCAACAAACCAGCTACAGACTCAGGTATTTGTCAACCGGTAAACTCTGGCTGTGATCAGGTACCTGATCTGAAGTTTGCGTTTGACAAAAGCGATACACCGTATCAAGTTCCTAATATTTGTGTAGGTACGATTGACTACTCTACGTCAGAATGTTCTGATAAAGAGGCAAACTACATTGCGGGTTTGCAAGCTGAAGCTCTCAATGCTGCTGGGGGCCCAGTTAACATCTTCCCAATGTTGGGGGTGCACAGCCAAGGTTCTACCATGGACATGGTGGACTCAAATGGCTATCCGCTATCATCAGGTACACCTTCAGGCTTTAATGTGCTTGATGCATTCCGTGTAAATGACAGATCATGGCGTTCGGTTCAGCAAGGTTCCGATGTGCTTACCAAACCTGCTTTCTTAGGCTATTCATTTGGCACGAAGAAGGCATGGGACAAGATTGGTCCTCCACAAGAACGCTATCAGTCTCCACAACCTGTGCTGCGACAAGTAGGTAGCATCCGCATCACCCAAGGCTCACAAAAAGAGAACCGTGCAACCCAGGTGCGAGTTGAAGCATCAAATGATGGTATTAGTTGGCAACGAATTGATGTTGTGCGCTTACCTGATACTGACCAACCAGTAACGGTTGGTGTTCGATCTCATGCAAAATTCAATGCGTATCGATTGGTACCCGTGTTCTTTAATGGCGTGACATCCAACTCCCAATGGGAGGTTGTACAACTTCAACTGCTTGAAGCAACAGCTGTTGCCATTGACAACATTCAAGACTTCTTCCTGCTAGAGAATCGTGATCGGTCGTATTGCCGTACTTCGGTGATGTTGAAGTGTCAATATGACTTGCTTGATGTACAGACTGAGCTGGCAAAATTTGGTATCAACTTGCCTCAGACTTATATCTTCACATGCAGCTTTGCAATGCTGATCTCAACCTTAGGCCGACCGCTTGTTGTAGGCGACATTGTAGAGCTCCCTGGTGAAGTACAGTATGACACCAACTTGAACCCAGTTCGTAAGTGGCTTGAGGTTACCGACACTAGCTGGAGCACAGAGGGCTACACACCTAACTGGAAGCCACAGCTGTATCGCTTCTATGCACAGCCTATCCTTCCGTCTGTAGAGCATCGTGACATCCTGGGTCTGCCAGGTCAAGTCAACCGTGCACAAACTGATGATGACTTCTTGGCCGGTATGCTGCTTCAAAATGATCAAGCATACAAAGCTGCTGAAGCCATCAAGCAAGATGCCGAGGACAAGGTACCGCTTACTGGTGCTGACCCGGCTGACATCCAGTCTGGCATGCCATTGCTCGGCCCAGTTGGCGGCTATGATGGCAATGACTTGTATGTCGGTGATGCAATCCCACCAGACGGCATGCCTTATACAATTGGTGACCAATTGCCGGCTCCAGCCGATATTCAAGACGGTCATTACCACCGTCAGACTTACACTATGATTGCCGAGTCAATTCGGCCGCCAGAACGGTTGCTTCGTTGGAATGCAGCTAAGCAACGCTGGGCTGTTGTTGAAGTTAATACCCGCATCAAGGCTGACTCACATAAGCGTACAATTAGTCGAATTCTTGGATCAGACCAATCTATTACACCAGACTTCAAACCATGAAGACAAACTTAAAACAATTCTTAGGGGAGGGGCTGATCAAGCTCCCTCCGAAAATGCTAGCCGAAATGACACAGTTTGCTGTCTATTGGTATCTTTGTGCAATGAAAGACGAGCTTGAAACAAACTATGAAGGTCGTGAATATAGCATATTGTTTCAAGAGCTTCGTAGTGCAATGGCTCGCTATGGTATCTCAAAGCTAGATGACAATGATTCAGAGGAAGCTGGTCGTCTAAAGAATTCACCTCGCAGCAAGTCAAAACGGTTCACTATTGACTTTACTGATATGCCACATAGCTATGTCGAGCGTGTTGCTGCAAAGGCAAACTTGACAGCCGATGAGCTTTATAAATCCCTTGAGAAGAAGACTCTCAAGCTGTTTGTATACTTCGTCTCGCCAAAGGTGTTGGGTACGGCTAATGCACATTATGACCCGACACCGCAACAGATTGTGATCTCGCTTGATAAGTTTTGCAAGCCAGATCAAAAGATGCACGTCAAGCTAAACTTCAAGCTTGACCAATATGTCGGTATTTTGCAACATGAGCTGACTCATGCTATTCAACATATCTTCCTTGGTGTATTACATGAAAAGCAGATTGAATCGGCTGATGAGAGTGAGCCTGATTACTCACATGCTAAATACCTTGCATCACCGATTGAATATGATCCGTGGATCAAGTCATCGATTGCCGATGTTAAATCAATTATCCGCTTGAACCCAAAAGCAAAACCAGCTGATGTCATTGCATTTGCAACCGCATCATCAGCAAAAGCTATCGGTTTTGTGCCAGATGATTTGAAGCGCACTCGTAACTTTTTTGCAACCCTCAAGAAGAAAGATATCAAGCGGTGGCAACGCGCTAGCAAGCTGCTCATGGTTGCAGTTACTCACAAGGATAATGCATGATTCGTCATTACTACTACAACAAACAGCTAAAGCATGCCGTCATGGCATTTGCTAACGTATTTGCTGGCTTGCATGTTCGCACAGGGCAGAATGGCTGCGGTGAGGTTGATGAGATTGAAGTTCCAATCCGGTACGGTTCGACCGACCGTGTTGCTTCGGCCATTGCATCGGGAAACACACAGAACAAGCCGCATACTCTTCCTATCATGTCATGCTACATGACCGGCATTGAGCTTGCACCAGATCGCATGCACGGCGTGAACCAAGTTGATCGTCGTACATACTTGGAGCAAGGCGGTGTATACCCGGATGATGTAAAGGCTATTCGTCGTGTCATGCCTATTCCATACAACCTGCAGATGGAGCTGGCAATTTATACATCGAACACTGACCAAGCATATCAGATTCTTGAGCAAATCCTGATTCTATTTGACTATGATCTTCAGATTCAGTTTAATGACTCACCATTTGATTGGGCTAAGATTACCAAGGTGACTTTAACTGGTATTTCCAATGAGGAAAATTATCCTATTGGTACTGATCGTCGGATCCTGACATGGAACTTGACATTTGACTACCCTATCTGGATTAGCCCACCGATGGAGCTCCGTAATGATGTTGTGAAGGGTGTCTCCATCAACTATGCTGATATTGATAGCTATAGTTTCAACGAATATGATGAGAATGGTAACCTTGTACCATTTGATAATGGGACAATGGCTACCACTGCGTTGAATGCACCATACTCGGCGCCTACAAACCCGAGTAGCGGTGGCAGCGGTATGGATGCACCCGATCCAACACAAACAAACAATGATGCAGTTAAGAAAAACCTCTTCGGCAAGTATTTCAACCCAGCAACCGAACCATGTCGTAACACTGGTTCACATACAAAGTCTTAAGCCTTGAGCAATTATTGTGCCTCTAACCTGATGTGTTTTATAAATAGCAACATGAGTACTCTATGAGGCATATGCTCTCTAGCTAAGGAGATTATTACAATGGCTAC